ATGTATGAAATCTCGAAGCTCGACCGGCGTTGGTCAAAAAATTGATTTGGAGTATAACATTGAAACCATGCGTATTACTGATGAAGGCGGCGATGAAGGTAACGGATCTCGAGCACCCACCAGCTCAATTATGGAGTCAATCAAGGCCAAAAGCCAAGCCCGCTCTGCTGATGAAGTTGAAGGTAATACCAACGCCAAATGGGAACGGCCTACAGGAACCCCGGCTTGGGAGCAAGCACCCAAGGTTACAGCAGACATACAAAGTGCCAAGTTGAAACAATTGTTGGGACAGATCAAACAATCCTAGCTGTTGTATTGAGTAGCAATTTGCAGTAAAAATTCCTTGTCTATTGGACGCTCAATAGAATCAATACTCCACAACCGGTCAGTCTCGGCCAATTTGTTATTGTGTTCGTATTTGTATATACAATAGGCAGCAAACCAAGGGGCTTGTGCAAAATATTGATCAGGAATAGTAGACACAATGTCTGACATTTCAGTACCTGCAAGAGGTAATTCAATACCAAGTTGTTGTTCTCGATAGCGGGCAACAATAGACCTCATGTTGTCACTCATGGCACGGTTGAAATACTGTTTAAAAACTGATTCAATGTATTCTTCTTGTAGTATATGATCAAAGTTTATTACATTTAGCATGGTATTGTTTACGGTATCTTGCTGAAACAGGCCAACATATTCTTGTATGTTATAGTAGGCCCGATCATACCAAGCAACTGGGTTAAGTTGCCAATTTTTGTGTTCTTCGGTTAACTGGTGTTCTACCAAGAGTTTTTTATAAAACACATTGTAGGCAGCATGATAAATTTTGTCATGTGCTAATATAGTAACAACTGTTTGAAATGCCGATGTATCAAAATTAGGAATAGGGTGGAGGCAAACACAGTTAATTGTTGGATCAACCACTGGCGGTGCATCATACAACCCAGGCCACCAAGGATCAATTCTGAATGACACAACAGTTGGTTGATCATCTACTAGAGATTTAAAATAATGGCCGCTTAGGCCTTCTCGAAACCAGATTAACGTTTTCATAATTTTACAATAGTAAACAACAAATGAAAATCTTTACAACTGAGCGTGTTGACATGTGCTGATGGTAGCCGTTGACACAAGTGATCAACAAAATCAAATTTTAAATAATTGAATTTGAGTTTTGTAGGATCTAGCCCAATCACAAGCTTGGGATGATACTGCAACCAAAGTTCGCAAAAGCCCACAAACTCGTCCATGGTACAGTAACGATGTTCATCTGAGAAATATGCCAACACGGTCTGCGGCCCAAGATAAGTGGGATGCCATGTCATGATATCATGCTCAATATGTACATCAGTCCAAAAGTTTTTGCTTAACGGATTTGACTCTACTGCAATACAATGCCTGGCATTGTTGGCAAAATACCACCCAGCACTGTTGATAGAAACAAAGTCACCATCTAGTTCCTGATCGATCATAGTGGCCCAGGAAGGCTCAGTAAACGCAATGTTTCTTCTTTTCATACGCCAGAGTTTGATCAACGGATGCCCTTGTGCATACAATCTTGTTTGTTGCAACGAGTGTATGTCAAGTTGGCTATAGTGATTAATTACGCTCATAAACAAAAATATCTAGTCCATGCATACCCACAAAATGATTCCCATTGATTTCTGGGCAGTCCCATGCTAGAGGTTGAAACGGTTTTGAAATATGTTGTACTATCTGCCGAATACTTTGTCCTAGGTCATCGTGATAGTTAATGTTTAAGTCATTAGTTGGGATAAACTCGTAACGATTTATAGCCAAATAAACTGCTTGAACATTGTCATGCAACAAAGAATCAACATACTCAACAAAGTGTCGTGGTGTTACCCCTATCAGGCTGTTGATGATTATCACTCCAGTGTAATCAGTGTTGTTTATTACAAACTTTTTGTTGCAGTAATTAAAAAAATTATCCGAAAACCCTTGCCAACACCATGTTAAATTTTGGTATTTTTTTAAAAAATTAACACAAGCTACTTCTTGTGCAAGTAACACATCGGTATTGCCCACTTGCTTGTTACGCCAATAAGTGCCACTAATAGTAGCATGCATATCAAAGTAGTTGATAATCTGATTGGCAATAACTAAATTCCACTCTGGACCGGGGTGCACCCTTAACATTCGAATTGCATGGTCGCCCGGTGCCAAGTGCTCGTAGCCTGCTACAGGGACAAAATCCACGCTGTCGGGGTCTATGGCAATTTTATTGGGGTGGCTGGTTACCCAATTCGGAAACTTACTGCCACTCCAATCAGTTAACAGCCAACACCATTTTTTACCTGCTAACAACCGAGTTATTTTGTTTAGTATGTCACAAAAGTTTTTGATACAAATTTCATTGTCTAGTTCAACATAGCTGTTGGATCGATTGCCCTGGCGATTTATATGCGTGAATTGTATCACCCAATAATCTATGTTTAGATCTGTAGTGACCAAAAATTCCACTTGTTCCAGCATGGTTTGATTACTGGATCTAAAACATCCTTGGCCTAGATTCCATAGCTTTTTGTTGAACTTTTGTGCTATAATACTTGAGAATGATTGTGATAATTCAAGTCCGTGCCCGGTAGCAATACTGCTACCTAAACATACCAATAATGGATCTTTGTCGGTTATTTCAAAATCTTCCAAGGATCGATAACCTTGATTGTTGAACGTATAATCAATGATATTTCTAAAATCAGAGCCGTAACATGTCATAGACTCGCCACGCAAATCAAATTGACTGTGGTAAGGTTGGGGGAAGGCGTTGTCCATCCCAATACTTATAGGTACCATTTCACTAAATAAATAAAAATCAAACAATTATGCAGAAAAAAACACGGAGCATCTTAGAAGAACTAGAGTCAATCTATTCAGAAAGACATCCTGATCACGACCGTCGGTACATCATTGAAAGTCGTGCAAGCAATGTTATTGCAGGTGCTATTCGTTTGATTGAACAAATTGAATCTAATTACCCACCGGACCAAGCAGAAAACCTAACAAGAAAATTGCTAAACGCCATTCGTGACCGGGACCCAAGTAAGTTTGTAAGATCAGTAAGGCGCACAGATGCAGATTAATGAAGGCGGCAATGTATTTAAAGATGCCCAAGGACAACCCTTAACACAGCGTATCAACAAGGCCGACGTACCTGCTACTGCAGCCTGGTTGGAAAAAGTAACAGGTATCAAATTTCCACAGGATCGCTGGCTGGGATCCACTGGTCGAGCTGCCAGCTCAGGTGACCTAGACATGGCTGTTGATTTAAACGATGTCAACAAAGATCAAGTTGCGGCCAAGCTGTCACAATACATACAAAGCCAAGGACAAGATCCACGTGAATGGGTAGTTAAAAAAGGCGAAGTACACTTTAAGACACCCATTGCTGGCGATCCCAAAAATGGCTATGTACAAACGGACTTTATGTTTTTCCCTAACCTGGATTGGGGCACATTCTTTTATGCTGGCGGAACAGACAGCAACTACAAAGGTGTGTACAGAAACATTTTAATGAGTTCAATTGCTAAATCACAAGGGCTTAAAGTTGGTGCCAACGGCATGTTGAGTCGTACTACGAACCAATTGGTCAACGGGGGCATGGACCCCGACTACGTGGCTAATGCATTACTAGGCCCTGGGCATGATCGCAATGATTTAAAGAATGTAGAAACAATTTATCAAGCTCTAGCAAAAGATCCACAGCGTGATGCTAAACTAGCAGACTTCCGCGAATACTTGGCTCGTGAAGGTTTACAAGAGCCCGGGCAGGTTAAAGAAAGCTTGTACATAGAGTACAACGAAGTCAACTTCTTGGCTCGACTACGTGACCGCATTGTGAACCAAGGCATGCGACCACTTGTAGAAGCTGAACAAGCTGGAGTAGGCGGGCAAGCCAAGGGTATTGAGCACCTGGAAGACATGGTATTCCGCAATGGCACAGCAGGCATTCAGCAGGCACTAAACATTGTGCAACAGGCTGCTGCCGCGCCCGGCGAAACTACAACTGTGAAATGGGACGGTAAGCCTGCTATCATATTTGGCCGCAAGCCTACAACAGGTGAGTTTGTGCTCACAGACGGATCAGGATTTGATGCCAAGGGCTACGACGGATTGTTTACTAGCCCCGATGCTATTACTCGAAACATGGCGCAACGTGATGCTAGTGCTGTGGCCAAGGGCAAAGCAGGCAATCGTGTTGAACAACTAGCACCTATCTATACTCAACTGTGGCCCATGTTAAATGCCGCCTTGCCCCGGGATTTCCGTGGATATGTTAAAGGTGACTTATTGTACATGGATACACCACCTGTGGAAAACGGGCGGTATGTGTTTACTCCCAACACAGTCACATATAAAATTCCTGTAAACAGCGCACTGGGCAAACGTATTGGTGCAAGTCGAGTGGGAGTGGCCATGCACACCATGTATGCAGATCAAAACGCACCACGTGAGCCACTTAGAGGTGTTGAATTTAATCCTGTTCCGGGCTTGTTACTAGCTGATCCTGCAACAAGTGTACCAAGTTCTATTGTACCCGATGCTGGCAAGGTCAAACAGTTACAAAACATTGTGGCCACACAGGGCACCAATATTAACCGTTTGTTTGACCCTGCTGCCATGCGTGATGCCAAGATTGCTGACCTAGCTAAACTTTGTGTAGACTATGTTAACACCAAAGTGGGACAACGTCTGAATCCACAAACACTACTGCCTGAATTTGGTAAATGGTTGCAGGGCAAAGTGACTGCCAGCAAATACAACAACATTGCCAACTATGTAAATGACCCACAGCGACAAGCTGGGATGACAGCCGCATTTGAAGCATTTTTACTACTGCACGACATCAAAGAAGGCATCCGCGGTCAGCTAGATGCACAGCATCCAGGACAAGAAGGCTGGGTCATGGCCACCCCTGCAGGCTACAGCAAAGCAGTGGGACGCTTTAGTTCAGATGCTTTTGCCGCACAAAATCGTGCTAGAAATAATCCTCAACCACAGTGATTTTTGTCAATCGACTAAATAAAAGTAGGCCCAGAAAGGCCACTAACTTAGGAGATTTTTAAAATGGCATATTTTCCACCCTTCAATGGTGATTCGCAACCAGTATTTGCGTTAGACGTTAACAACGGTTCACAAACTGGTACAATCAGCTCAGCTGCCTTGGTGCAGATGGCTGGCCCCAAGCTTGATTACTTCAAGATTATTGTTCAGAACGGTTCCAATCAGAACATCGATTTGACAACACAACTGGGTTCATACTCAGGTGGTGTTTTCACTCCTGGTGTTGTTAACCAACTAATGCAAAACATCCAAAACACAGCTACAGTTGCTATGTATCAAGTTGAAGCTGACAGCTCTGGTCAGATCAGCATTGGTGTGTATCCACAAGCTGCCTGGACTACAACTACATTGCAAGCTAGCCTCCGTGCACTTGGCAACGTTCAAATCACAGCCAGCGATGGCACCGTAACAGGTGTTAACGTTACTGGTACAGACGTTACAACTGCTGGCTTCAAACTAGCTTAATTGATTTAAACTCAATTAGAACCCTGGATTTATTCCAGGGTTTTTCTTTGGCTGTTAAATACTCACACTATGCAACCAATGCCACTATGGCCCACAATGTTCTACAACTTTGACTGGGCTGAACACAAAACTCATGCACAAGAACTCAAGGCAGTTTGCCAGGATCTTGAACAACGCAATTACGTTAGCAACGTCGCACCTGATGCTAAGAAAGGACTGTACGAGAGCGGATTTGATTTTGTCAAATACGACAATCCTGCTGTGCTGGCCTGGGCCGATTGGGTAAAAGCCTGTATGTTCAAAGCCAGTCATGATGCCAACAAACGTCACTGGCCACCTGGTACAAATGTTCAGATTGAATTGCATGAATCATGGTGTCATATCACACGCGACGGCGGCTACCACGACATGCACATACACCCCAACAGCACCTGGAGTTGCATTTACTATCTTGATTGTGGGGACATGGACGGCACAACAAAAAACGGCATGAATCGTTTTTACAACCCCAATAATACCATGCATACTGATGCAGGCACATTGTACGTGACACGTGATAATAGTATAGACATCTTGGCTGAGCCAGGAATGATGATATTATTTCCAAGTTGGATTCAACACTCGGCTTTGCCTTATCGAGGACAACGTGAACGTTATGTTTTGAGTGCAAACAGCAGAATCACACTAGCATAATGCCAATTCGAATCAAATGTTACACTATATTTGATATAACTGCCACGGGAATCCGCAGCCAGTTTAAAGAATCACAGGTGCCATTTCATACCACTGATGGTCAAGTTGTAAAAGATATTTCTCACTGGACTCGTGCCAGGAACCAACAGCGTAATTGGGAAACACTAAACCAACTTATTTCTTTAAGAACACTACCAGAAAACATCACCTTGCCCGAGTACAACGCAAAAACTCAAACCTGGAGTTTTGAATTTGACGTACTAAACCCCGATACTATATTTGTAAATGATAATCCTTTGGGATTGCTAATAAAAGATTGTGAGGGTGTGCCTATGATACAAGGACTTGAAGAAACTGCCGCGTCAGGCACTACACTTGAGACTCAAAGCAACAATCCCAATATTTGGTTTGACATAGTTTGACGGTAAATAATCTATAAGGAATCGTCATGGACACTACCGATATTGAAAAAAAGAGTCTTGAGGCTCATGTTGAATTGTGCGCTGAACGCTACAAAATGCTAGAGCTCAAACTGGAAACAGTAGAGACCAATGTTAGTAGTCTTAAATCAATGATTGAAGAACTGCACGGCATGGTGCAAAACATGGCCAACAAACGAAACGATCAATTGGTTACCTGGGGGTCAGGCTTAATTGGCGTACTACTGGGCACAGTTGGATGGCTAGTATCACATTATGTACTTAAATGACAAAAGACCTTGTTGTACTAGATCGACTCAACCGCTTGATTAAAGCAGAAGCTGAAATTGCCCAACAAAATGCAATATTTCAGGAATCAGGTGTGTACCATGCATTTGGTATTTACGAGATTCTAAAAAAGCCCCTGGCAGTTATAGTAACTGTTAAGCAAGAACAAATACGCGAATTTAGCTCGATTAAAACTGCAATTAGCTGGTGTGTGGCTGAAAAAAATAAAAATTATACCTTGTCCCGCAACTTAGAAATAGCTGATTTTGACACCATTAGATTGGCAAACGATGTAGCCGCATCACAGGCATTATTACATACTTTAAAAGACCGTGAACGTCGTAGAGTAGTACGTGATAAATTAGAACAAAAACAAGCACAATTAACCCATGCACAAGAACGACTATCGAAATGCATTAATTTGGCTAAATACTTTCAACTAAGAGGATTCAACGATGAACTTGCAAGAACTCGGCGCCAAACGCCTAACCAAACAAATCGCCCGCGTGATAGAAAATCAGCACGGTAGACGCATTGACTTTGACCAAATTGGTCCCCGTCGTGCACAAGGCATGTTGGCCAAGGTGCAAGGCATGCTAAGTGAGCACCGCTCACAACCTTCGTTCCACAAGAGCGAACGCAACCCAGCGTACATGCAATTGGTAATGATGGAACAAGCACTAACAGCACGACTTAACGAAGCTGGTGAAGTAGCAGCCATGCCCGGGGCTTTGGCCACCGGCGCCGCACCTGGTGGTGCCGCTCCTGCCGTTAATCCAGCACAAATGGGTATGCAAATTGCACAACGCAAAAAACAACTGCAAGACCAACTCAGAGCCGCTCAAGAGCAGGTACGTGCTATACAAAAACAAATTAGTCAGCCTGCTATGGGCATGGCTGAAAGCCGTCGTCGTATTAGCGAGAGTGAAGTGCAACAAGCTCAAGTTGTATTGGCTGCACAAGACATGGTTGATCAAATTCAGAAAATGATGGAACAAATTTCTGAAATGCAATTTAAAGATATGCCTGCCTTGGTCAACAGTATTCGCAACGACATGGGAATTGAACAAGCTACCAAATATCAAGCTGATGCAACAGCCGCACTAACAACATTGTTGGGTGCAGTTCAATCAGGTAAAACACAACTAGAAGCCGCCCAGGCTGTGTTAACTGGCCAGGCTCCAATAGTTCCTGGCGCAGACACAGGCGCAATGCCAGCACCTGGCGCAGACCTAGGTGCCGATGCCGGCGCTGATATTGATGCAGACCTTGACATTGATGCAACATTGCCAACCGATGACGGTGAGGAAGAAGTAGACATTGGTGCTAACCTGGGTCGCGAGCGTAGATAATGAAAATATTTGAAGTTGCCACTGGCGGCTTGAATAATCAGAAAGTCATGGCATTGAGTCAGTTTTTGCTGTCTCGTGCCGAGGGAACTAATGCAAATAAAACCTTTGACTTAGCTGCCTTTCTTGATTTGGCCAACAACATGGGCATCAGCATGACCGGACAGCAACTTAAAGATCTAAGTTTGTTACCCCCACTAAGTAATATTATTACCAACGTAGAACTTGATCCAGCTGATCCCAAGAGTGGCAAAGTGTATTTTCAAGGTGCCCAAGAACCAGGGGCAGTTGATGCTGACACTATGTCTGTTGATCAAGCCAGAGACACAGTAAACAAAATGGCCAAACGAGCAGTTAAAATATGATCCCAGAGCGGATCAAAATACCCAAAGTTGAATTCTACATAACAAACGTGTGTAACCTCACATGTGAAGATTGTAACAGATTCAACAATCTTGATTTCCGTGGTTGGCAGAAATGGAGCGACTACGAGGAAATGTATAAAGAGTGGGCTCAATACATTGACATTGATCAAATTGTAATCTTGGGAGGCGAACCTTTACTGAACCCCACAGTGCTAGAGTGGGCCTATGGACTAGAAAAAATCTGGGGGAAATACGTACAAATCCTCACAAATGGCACAAGACTCAATCATGTGCGCGGCCTATACAAGCTGGTATCAGAAACCAACAACTGGGTGGGTATTAGTTTACACGATCAAAACTATTTGCCGGAGTTGGAAAAAGACCTAGAGAAGTTCATGACACCTCCAATTCTTAAATTGACCAAAGGGCATCCAGCTACCAGGTATGGCGCTGACTATGAGTTTTTAGACAGCAACACAACCGTCACCCCGGGCAGTGGACGAGACGTTAATCGTGCCTGGATCCCAGTGTGGATTCAAGATGAGTTTATGCCCAGTGCAATCAAGTTTTTGCCCGATGGCCGGTACGGGTTGCATTCTAGTGTGCCTGAAGATGCTCATGCCATCTGTCCAATTGCACAAAACAAATCATACCATTTCATACGTGGAAAGTTGTACAAGTGTGGCCCTGTTGCATTGTTTCCAGAATTTGATGAGCAACACAATTTTGATATTTCAGACTCGGATCGAGAGCTACTTAACTCTTATGCCCCACTGTCAGTTGGTGATTTCCCTGCAAAGGGTGCAGAGTTCTTGGCCACAATAGACAACCCAATCCCACAGTGCAAATTTTGCCCTACCAAGAACGAATTCAAAAAAATTATATCCATCAGAAAAGGTCTTGAATAAACGATAAATATTCAAGCACACCAGAAGTCATTGATCTTTACTAAAAAAGATAGTACAATATTAAGAGAGATACACATGGCATATAGCACACAAGTAGTAGACCATTATGAAAACCCACGCAATGTGGGCACCTTCGCCAAGGACGAACAAGGCGTAGGTACTGGCATGGTTGGTGCGCCAGCCTGCGGTGATGTGATGAAGTTACAAATAAAAGTACAAGATGGAGTAATCACAGATGCAAGATTTAAAACATATGGTTGTGGCAGTGCGATTGCGTCAAGTTCGCTTGTTACTGAATGGGTCAAAGGACGGACACTTGACGAAGCGGCAGCGATTAAAAATAGCACTATTGCTGATGCACTTGCCCTTCCCCCTGTTAAAATTCACTGCTCAATACTTGCAGAAGATGCAATCAAAGCGGCGGTTGAGGACTATAGAAAAAACCACGCATGATATCAGTCACTGACGCAGCCGCACACAAAATTAAAACTGCAATAACCAGACGTGGATCAGGACTAGGTATACAAGTTGGCGTTCGAACTACTGGTTGCTCGGGACTTGCTTATGTGTTAGAATATGTAGACAATCCCAACTTACCGTCAGTACATCATTATGACAGTAATGGTGTGAAAGTTTTTATAGACCCCAAAAATATCCCATACCTTCAAGGCATGATTATTGACTTTGTGCGTAACGGCCTTAATGAAGGATTTGAATTTCGCAACCCTAATGAACGTGACCGTTGCGGTTGCGGAGAAAGTTTTAGAATTTAATGATAACTCCACGGTACAATTATACACCCCTTGATCGTGCCACAATTGAAGGCAAGCGCCATTACTGTTTGCCCGATGGTACCAAGGTGCCCAGCGTTACTACCATTCTAGATCGCACAAAACCCGAAGAAAAACGCCTGGCTCTTGCTAACTGGAAAAAGCGAGTAGGCGAAACCAAGGCACAAGAAATTGTCACTGAAGCTGCCAATCGTGGCACACGCATGCACTCTTATTTAGAGCATTATGTTCTAACTGAAGAAATGAAGCCCTTGCCCGGAAACCCTTTTGCACACCCCTCATGGTTCATGGCTGCTCAGGTTATCCTTGAGGGACTAGCAAACGTTGACGAATATTGGGGAACTGAAGTCCCTGTTTATTATTCGGGATTGTATGCAGGCACAACAGATCTTGTGGGTGTATGGAAGGGTAGACCTGCCATCATGGATTTTAAACAAACCAACAAACCCAAAAAGCTTGAGTGGATTGAGGACTATTTTCTACAACTTGCAGCCTATGCAGCCGCACACAATGACATGCATGGCACCGATATCAAGGATGGCGTTATTTTAATGTGCGTACAGCCCAAACAGCTGGGAGATGGCACATACGATACACCACAGTATCAAGAATTTGAAGTAACAGAAACTGAATTTTCACACTGGAATGATCAGTGGTTGCGCAGAGTGGAAATGTACTACTCGGCCAACTAAATACTGAAACAACCGAGGAATTCCAAGTGGCTATAGTACAAGTATCCAGAATAACCAACCGTAAAGGTTTACAAGAAAACCTACCACAACTAGCTGGTGCAGAACTGGGCTGGGCAGTAGACAGTCAACGACTCTATATCGGCAACGGCACTTTGCAAGAAGGTGCCCCTGTTGTTGGCAATACCGAGATACTGACTGAAAATTCAGACATCGTGGTGTTGAGCAATTACACCTACGAAGATACTGTGGTAGGGTATGCGGCACAAACCGGACCAACTGCAACTGATCCGGTTATTCGCACCTTGCAGGCCAAGCTAGATGATCAGGCATCAATTCGAGATTTTGGCGCAGCCGGCGATGGAGTCACTGATGATACAGCCGCAATCAATCGTGCTCTGTATCAATTGTATTGCCGCGAAAACAACTCAGAAATTCGTAGAAGCTTGTTTTTTCCTGCTGGCACTTATCTTGTTACTGATACCATTGTTATCCCTACCTATGCTAAACTCGTAGGCGAAGGTGCAAACCACTCTACTATTTACATGAGTGGGGGATCGGCGTCAGTACTTGCCCAATACGGCGATAGCCGCCAACAAACAGGCGTAAACATTGGCACCAACGGTGCTACTGCTCCTAGAAATATTGAAATTTCTAGCATGACTTTTCAGTCAGACGATGATATAAGTTTATTTCTTGTAGACCGTGCTCAGCAATGTTGGTTCCACAGTGTGAATTTCGTTGGATCAATCACATCAACTCGTCTTGAAAATGCCGATGTAACCCCGTTGCCAGACATTGCCGCAGTGGGTTTTGAAAGTACTCCCACTCTTGTCACACAAGATATAACATTTGATTGTTGTTCTTTTGAAAATATCACTTATGGTATTGCCACTGGGGCAGAAATAATGGGTATCACTGTTAGTAACAGCAACTTTAATTATTTGTATCAAGGTATTGTACTCGGTGTTGCATCAGGCACTGGTCCTACTGGATTCCGTGCGGTACATAACATGTTCAATAACATATATGCCGAAGCTATTGATTACGGTGAAGCTGGACTTAATGTATCAGCTTACAATGTATTTTATAATGTAGGCTACAATATTTCAACAGGCACACCACTAAGCCCGGTAATTTCATTTGGAAATGACAACAACGTATCTGTAAATGACTTGTTTGAAAGATCCGATGGTGATGCTTATATTATGCCTCGTGTTCGAATACTATCTAGTGCGGTAACGTCTGGTGGTGTGCAATCACAAATGGGTAGACTGTTTCAAAGCACCGGACAGACATTTACTTTACAAGACAACCGATCATCTTACTTGCCTATTTTTTATGTCAATAACGATGATGTAAAAGCATTTCAAATGTTTTACACCATCACTCGAGGCCCTGCTGTGCGTAACGGCGTTATGACAGTGGTATCTGGCCCTGCAGACAGCGTTGGTGATTTAGCAACGTCGGATGACTATACTGAAAATACTTTTACTGGAGTAGTGTTACATGTGACACAATCAGGATCACAGGTACAAATGCAGTACTCCACATCTTCAACCGGCCTGTCCGGCACTTTAACCTATTCAATCACACACCTAGCCTAATGTGGCCTATTACCTTTGAAGAACGCCTACAACAGTGGCACGCCTTGCGTGTTTCTGTGACTGAATTGTCAGGACATGACCGATACCTGGCCATTAACGATTGGTGGTTCCGTGCACCCATGATAAACCATTATTTGCACTGGGACGATTTCCCTAATTGGCCTAACCCCTGGGACTTGTTGGACAATAACAGCTGGTGCGACCTTGCAAGAGCACTAGGAATAGTGTATACTTTAATGATGGTAGACAATAGCTATCAAGATCGACTCAGTATTGTCCAGTACAACAATGACAATTTAGTCCTAGTGGACAATGGGAAATATATACTGAATTGGTGCCCACGTGAGCTATTAAATATCGATTCAGAACATTTTAAAACATCACAGCGGCTTGACTGTGAAAAATTATACTTTTTAATAAACTAGACAATGACACAAATCCACGTACTAAAGCGGGGCGGCAATCGTGAGCCGCTAGACATAGAAAAACTACATCAAGTAGTGTTCTGGGCAACAGAGGGTATCACAGGAGTTTCAGCAAGCGAAGTAGAAATCAAAAGCCACTTACAGTTTTTTAATGGAATACCTACATCCAGTATCCAAGAAACTCTGATCAAGAGTGCGGCTGATTTAATTTCAGAAGAAACTCCCAATTACCAGTACGTAGCTGGTAGATTGATTTGCTATCACTTGCGTAAACAAGTGTATGGATCATTCCAGCCTTGCCACATAAAGGAACTGGTTGATCGCAATGTTGCTAGTGGGTTTTATGACAAAGAGCTGTTGGACACTTATAGCGCAGAAGAGTGGGATCGTATTAATGGATTTGTTCGGCACGATCGAGATGAACAGTTGACCTATGCTGCCATGGAACAGTTCCGAGGCAAATACCTTGTGCAGAATCGTGTGACAAAACAAATATTTGAAACACCGCAAGTGGCTTATGCATTGATTGCAGCCACGCTGTTTGGTAAGTACCCCAAGAACACACGCATGACCTGGATTCGTGATTACTACGATGCTATCTCTACTCATCAGATCAGTTTGCCTACTCCTGTCATGGCTGGCGTGCGCACGCCACAACGCCAATTCTCCAGTTGTGTTTTGATCGAAACAGGCGACAGCCTTGACAGTATCAATGCCACAACATCTAGCATTGTGAAGTACGTGAGTCAAAAGGCCGGCATTGGTATTGGTGCCGCACGTATTCGTGCAATTGGTTCACCTATTCGATCAGGTGATGCTTACCACACAGGCGTTATTCCGTTCTACAAAATGTTCCAGGCAGCCACACGCTCATGCTCGCAAGGCGGTGTTCGTAATGGCGCCGCAACATTGTACTATCCTCTATGGCATCTTGAAGTTGAAGATCTTCTAGTGTTAAAGAACAACAAAGGCACAGAAGACAATCGTGTACGCCAAATGGACTATGGTGTGCAGTTCAACAAAGTCATGTATGAACGACTATTGACCAATGGTGATATCACTTTGTTCTCACCACACGATGTTCCTGAAATGTTTGATGCGTTTTATACAGATGTGGAAAAGTTCCGTGAACTGTACGAACGAGCCGAACGCAATACCAAGCTTCGCAAGAAAACAATAGCAGCCGTGGAGTTGTTCTCTCGCTTCATGCAAGAACGCAAAGACACTGGTCGTATCTATTTGCAAAATGTAGACCATGCCAACAGTCACGGTAGCTTCAAGCCTGAGCTTGCGCCAATCCGACAAAGCAACTTGTGCAGTGAAATTGACTTGCCCACTAAACCACTCAACGATATCAACGACCCCGAGGGCGAGATTGCATTGTGCACATTAAGTGCACTGAACTGGGGATCGTTCCGTGACCCCGAGGACATGGAAAAGGCTTGTACATTGGCGGTGCGTGGACTAGATGCATTACTAACCTATCAAAATTATCCCATCTTGGCTGCACAATTGGCCACAGAGAATCGCCGTCCACTAGGTGTTGGCATTATCAATCTTGCCTACTGGTTAGCCAAGAATGATGTTAGCTATAGCGACCCTGCCGCACTGGCGCTGGTTGATAAATGGGCACAGCATTGGAGTTACTACTTGATCAAGGCCTCAGCAGATCTTGCGCAAGAATTCGGCGCTTGCCCTAAATCAAATGAAACCAAATATCATGATGGAGTGTTACCAGTAGACACTTACAAACGTGAAGTAGACGAACTTGTGCCACACGTTGATGCAGTGGACTGGACGAGCCTGCGTGAACAACTCAAGCGCACTGGTATTCGTAATTCAACCTTGATGGCTTTGATGCCAGCAGAGACCAGCGCACAAATTTCAAATGCCACAAACGGCATTGAGCCTCCACGTAGCTATGTTTCAATCAAGCAAAGCAAAGACGGTGTACTCAAACAAGTTGTTCCAGAATACCGTCGTTTAAAGAACAAATACGAGTTGTTATGGGATCAAAAATCTCCCGAAGGCTATTTAAAAATCTGTGCAGTTCTGCAAAAATATATTGATCAAGGCATCAGCGTAAACACCAGCTACAATCCTCAACATTATGAAGATGAAAAGATTCCACTGAGTGATATGTTAAAACACCTTGTGATGTTTTATAAGTATGGTGGCAAACAGCTATACTACTTTAACACATATGATGGATCAGGTGAGATTGACCTTGATCGACTAAATCAAAAACAGGTACTAACTGAATCGGTTAATATTGCAGTACAAGACGATGCCGAGTGCGATAGTTGCACAATATAATAGGATAACATGAGCGTTTTAAATTTAAAAAAGGATCGTGACCATACACGAAGCCTAGCCTTCCTTGACCCCGAAGGCGGCATTGGTATGCAACGATTTGATACATTGAAGTATCGACAGTTTGACAAACTCACTGACAAACAACTGGGATTCTTTTGGCGCCCGGAAGAAGTTGATGTGCTACGTGATGCCAAGGACTTTAAAGATCTTACTGAATATGAACAGCATATCTTTACCAGTAATTTGAAAAGACAAATTTTGCTGGACTCAGTACAAGGTCGCAGTCCAAGTCTTGGTTTCTTGCCATTAACCACATTGCCTGAATTAGAAACATGGATTACCACGTGGACATTTAACGAAACAGTTCATAGTCGTAGTTACACGCACCTTATTCGTAACGTATACTCGGACCCCGGCCGGGTATTTGATGAAATGTTAGACATTGCTGAGATTGTAGACTGTGCTCACAACATCACCAGGTATTATGATGACTTGATAGAATACAGCTTGTGGTACCAAACACTGGGTGTAGGAAATCATGTTGTAAATGGCAAAGACATCACAGTTGATGAATATGAACTCAAACGCAGAATTTGGTTAGCCATAGCCAGCGTCAACGTGCTTGAGGGTATTCGATTCTATGTAAGCTTTGCGTGTTCGTGGGCGTTTGCTGAACTTAAAAAGATGGAAGGCAATGCCAAAATCATCAAGTTCATTGCCCGAGATGAAAACGTACACTTGGCATCCACCCAGCAGTTGTTAAAGATATTGCCAGGGGATGATCCTGACTTTGCTCGAATCCGTGAAGAAACACAAAGTGAAATGGTCGCCATGTATGAGTCTGCAATCCAACAAGAAAAGAACTGGGCTAAATTTTTGTTCAAAGACGGTAGCATGATTGGACTCAACGAACATTTGTTGTGCGAATATGTGGACTGGATTGGTCACAAACGCATGACTGCTGTGGGGCTACCGACGCAAAGCAAAGGCGGCAGCAATCCCTTACCTTGGACTGCTAAATGGATTGCTGGCTCAGAAGTACAAGTAGCACCGCAAGAAACTGAAATCACATCTTATGTTATTGGTGGCACCAAACAAGATGTAGATTCAACAACATTATCGGGACTGAGTCTTTGACATGAGAGTTAGTGAGTCTGTTACCTACCATAGTAAATCTGATGATCGAGAACTAGTTCTTGAGCAAGATGTTCCTACCCTGGTTGCCTGGGTCAGCACGTTGAGTGCAGAGGAACAACAAGAGTTTATTGCCGCTAAAATCCGTCAGGAACAGCATCGCCGAAAAGTTATAGAATCTGGTAAAATGACCATGATCAACTATTCTTATGTGTGGAAAGATCAAGATAGCGCAGAGCAGAATAAAACTGCCGACCCAACATGGGTGCGGTATTTTTATAGATGGCTAGACAGCCATGATATGTATATTACAAGAAGGATGGATCCCGTATGAAACTCACAGTATATTCAAAAACAGTTTGCCCTTATTGTGTACAGGCAAAGAACTATCTCAAAAACAACAAGATTGAGTTTGAAGAAATCAACATCGAAGATGCACCCCAAGCTCGTGAATACATTATGCAAGCTGGACATCGCACAGTACCACAGATTTACTACAACGGCAAGTTATTTGTTGAAGGTGGCTGGCAAGGTTTAAGTAAACTCAGCGGAGAAGACATCATGCGAGAAATTGAACTTCGCAATGAAATCTCCAATTCCAATACACCCTTTTAAACTAAAGAAACTCAAATGAACATCGAAATTAACGAAATTTACAGTATCAAACTCAACACCGGCGAAGAAGTTGTAGCACGTATTGCCGCACTCAACGCTGATCACATGATTATTGAACATCCCATCCTTACTGTGATCAGTCCACAGGGTTTGCAAATGATGCCAGGGTTGTTTTCGGCAAATATGGACAAAAAAGTGCGACTAAATAATAACAGTTGGGCCATGATTGCCGAAGCTCGCGAAGATGTTCGCAACAGCTGGATTCAAGCCACTACTGGTATTGCACCAGTTAGCAAGCAGATTATTACAGGATAAAAGTCAATATGCCACAAGTATGCAGAGTAGGTGACCAAAACAACGGCAAAGGCATCATACTGGGTGGCGTAGGGTCAGTGCAAGTAAATGGACGCCCTGTTGCTGTAGTCGGTGACAAGATTACCCCGCATCCAAAAGGTGCTATACATGCCAAGGCCACTGTACAACAAGGCAGCGGTACAGTTTATGCTGGCGGAAAGCCTGTTACGTATGTGGGAGCCAAGGATCTCTGCAAGCATACTCATTCCACAGGTAGTGGTGATGTTTACGTGGGTACTTGATTGTGGGGCAGTTATCTAGTGTAATGTCCATTGCCGGGGCTGGGCTGTTACCAAATCCCCCCGGTGATGTCGGTACTGCTATAGTAGCCAATACCGCGGCAGTTGATCGTTACAGTGGGTTGCCTTTCGTTTCAAATGTAATAACAGTTGTCAATTCTGCTGTTATTGAAGCGGCAGCCAACAACATTTCTTCTTCTACTTTGTCTGGCATTATCACACTGGGTGCTAGTAATTTTCCTGCCTTGACAGATACCATAACCCCGGGTAACGTAATAGCCAATATCTTGGTCAGCGGCACACCGGCCAATATTGCGGCCAACATTTATCTAGTTTCGGATGCAATCAAATATGACATATCTGAGATAATGGGCAATGGTGACCTGACAAAGTTTTGTCAAGTGTTCCAGTCAGCTGATGGATATGTAGCACAGGCCAATCAACTGTTGAATTCTGTAAAGAATGCTGATATCCTAGCACAAACATTTGATCCTGCTACTGGTGGAATGGACACACTCAGCACTGGTGGAATAAATCAAGTTACTAATAATTCGTCTGTGCTTGGCGCAGATTTTGCCAACCTAGGACAGTTGATTTCATTAGCTAACCTCGATGATCTTGGGCTACCCGGTGAACTAATAGCACAAATAGGTCGAGTAACCAATGGCGGGTTACCCGCTATAAGTGAGTTGTTACAAGCGGCTGGAATACCAAATACAAAAATTAGTTCATTAAGTAAAGGTGTAGATGATTTATCATCTCAAGAAGAAAAAGCCGCTTATGCAGTGTTAACCGCAGTGACTGGTGACTTGTTGACGCAGGCATTGACTGTTTTGGGAGTTACTGTTACTGGCATAACCAATCTAGGTCAGTTGCTGAATCCTAAACAGATATTGCCAACAGCATATAAAACATTGCTCTGTCCTACCACAACCAATTTAGCCCCGGTGTACCTGTCAAATGGAGCCATTAACACAGCTCTTGAGCCAGTGTTGAGCAACCCATCTGTTGCGGCTTATACTGGACCTAATAACACCAATAGTTTGTCCACACTAAAGTTGATAATACCACCAGACCAAGCAGTGGCCAACAAAGCCCTGGCACGTGGATTGCAACAGATCAAACGCATTGCCAATACCACACTGCCAGCATTGAGTGCGGCCATGAGAGTCACACAAAGTATTGGCAACCTTTCGGCTATTGCAAATCTTGTTACTCCTGTTCCCGCAAGCGTTAAAACTTTTTATCAATCTCAATTGGGAGAAGGTAGCGGACCAAATGGTACAATATTGTTGGTAGATATAATTGGCGCTGGCACTGGATACATTCTAAACGGTAATTTAAGCACAGTATCTAATTCTATATCTAATTTACAAACAGCTAATTCTTTATACACCTTGTCCTTGTGCTACAACAACATGTTAGGTACCTTGGGCAATGTATATGGCGGCCCAGTTGGAAATGTTATTATTCCGTCAGGACCGGGTGCCGGAACATACGCAAGCTGGGACGATGCATTTGAAACCGGTCTACTACCAGCTGCCAACACAGCCATCACAAGCATAGTTGCCAATAACTCTAGTGAAGTTAGCCGAGCCAATTCTTCTTGGGGCAATGTTATATCTTCATTGATAACACAAGCACAAAATCAAACTTCGGCGTTGGTTGACTTTGGCAATATTGTTGGAAATTCTTCTTCGGCGGCCATGAGCTTTGCGGCTGGTCTGCATGATTACGGTGTGGCTGTTGCTCCTGGTGGCGCAAGTGAATATCTAAATGCAGTTGCAAATCCTGCCACCCTTAGTGGACAAAGCATTGTTGCTAGCATGAGAGAAGGCATTAATCTTGCCGCATTACAAGATGCCGGACTACAGCTAGACACACAACTAAGCGATGCGCCCAGTCCCGGACCGGCAGTATCAAGATCAATTACGCCACCATGGAGTAGGTATTCCACAGCGTGGAGCAAGGCAGCAACATTGGTGGCTGCTGATCGAAATTGGGGATTGTACCGATCATTCTTGGGCACTAATGTTGCCAACTGGGGGTATGATGGCACAACAAATCAAACTGGAACAGTTAACATAAAGTCAAGTGGAAAAAATGTTGACGTTATTATTGTTGACGCTGTGATTGATCCCAATCACCCTGAGTTTGCAGTCAACGCCAATGGCACTGGCGGTAGCCGTGTAAAATATGTAAACTGGTATGCACTTGATGTCCCCGGCAATCCCGGAGCTGGACAAACATACAACCCACCTATTACGACCACAGCACCCAACTCAGCAGACGACAGCAGACACGCTACATTTGTTGCAGGCGTAGTAGCAGGCAACACACAAGGTTGGGCACCAAATGCAAATATCTACAACATCAGTCCTCAATATGTAACCGGCGGCGTACAATATTTGTATCTTTACAAGTATATTCTAGCATGGCACAACAAAAAACGTGCCGCAGGCAACATGACTCCCACTATTTGCAACAACAGTTGGTATTCGCGTTATACAATTCCCTATGGCAATATCACTTCGTTGACCTATCGTGGCGCAACAATTGCAGGACCATTCACCTTGTCGGACTTGCTCGACTACGGCATCACAAACGATGGCGCAGGCAACTGCATTGTAAGTTTGCAAAATGCCAGTATGGATGCAGACATTCAGGCATGTATCAACGCCGGAATCATCATGATAGGATGTGCCGGTAACAACGACACAAGAATTGCTGTACCTGGTGAAATTGATTACAACAACACACTCACCGCCACAGGAGCCAATTCTGGAATACCAATATACTACACTCGTGGATCTAGTCCTGTGGCAACTGAAAATGTAATCTGTGTGGGCAGTATTGGTGCCAGTATTGCCAGCGGCGGCGATCGTAAATCTAGTGCTAGCAATTGTGGGCCTAGGGTAGACTTGTTTGCGCCGGGGTCTTATATCACTAGCTCTTGGTTAACATCCAGTGCTCCAACTGGTGCTGGCTACCCAGCCCCAGTGCCTGATCCAAGAAATACGTCGTACTACATTGCAAAGTATAGCGGTACTAGCTTTGCCGCACCGCAGGTGTCGGGATTACTGGCTTGCGCAGTAGAAATTGAGCCTACTTACAACCAAGCTGCCGCCCGAAATTATGTTGTCAGCAATGCGGCCACTGGGCAAATCCCAGATTCTGGTGGCGGATATACAGATGTGTACAGTTTACAAGGCGCACCTAATAATTATTTGACTGTTCCTGTTGGAATAAACAACAGTTAGATAATTAAAATTAGTAGAAACACTGAGTTTTTCCTCCAAAATGTACTTAGGAGTAAATACTAGTCTTGACTCAGTACTAAAAAGAGTCTACAATACATCACATTACTAAAGGAAAAAAAGATGACTACAACAATTACAATCAAAGACAAACCGGTTAATACCACATATCAGAATGTCACTGGTATTACTGGTGGCTCCGGTGACGGAGCCACATTTGATGTTACAAAAACCAACGGAGTTTATTCCGTTGTGTTAGATTCACTAGCAGCCAGCGCAGGACATGGCTATGTAGCTGGTGATACAATCACTCTTGCTGGCACAGCATTAGGTGGCACTAGCTCAAACAACTTGATCGTCACAGTTGGCACAGTTGGTACACTAGGTAAGGTTGCTACATTTGGTGTAGTAGGTACTGGTCGTATTGGTGATGGTACAGTTGATGTTGTTGTGGATGTAACAGGCACAACAGGCGTTGACACTTACACCATGGGCGGTGCAAGCACAGAGTACACAGTTACAAAAACTGCCAACAATGTAAAGTTAGCCAGCGGATTGGTTAGCAACATGGAATTTAATCTTGCCGACCACGAACGTGTTGTGTTTACAGACAAGGCCATTGCCTATGACGCCGCAGGCCGCGCAGGTGATGTGTATGCATTACTAGCAGCCGCACTTGGTGTTGCTGATGTTACTAAAGCATATGAAGGCATTGGTATCTATCTTGCTGACGCAGGTTGGACAAACAAGCAATTGGCTACAGCATTATTGGCAACAGACACTTACAAAACTGATGCTGGTGGTGTTAGTGACGAAACATTCCTGAAGCATGTTTATAAAAATGTAACAGGACACGACGCTACTATCTTGGATGTCACAGCATTAACAAACTGGATGAATGGTAATCACTACAGCCAAGCAGACGTATTGGTTATTGCTAGTGAGTTGTCTGATTTTGAGACATCAATTGGTTTAGTAGGGTTGGCTACTACTGGCATTGAGTACACACCAGTAACTGTATAAGTTAAAAACAGAAGTACTACAAAACCCTGCTCAGAGCAGGGTTTTTCATTTAGTTGACATCTAATCGTGTTTGTTGTATAATAGTGGTATTGCAACAAAAAGGAGTTGGGTATGGCATACACAGTTTTCAAACACAACAAAGAGTATGGCCCGCGCAAGGGACTCGAAGGTCCTTTCCACTATCCTAACGGAGCAGTTTTGTACTACGATCCCAAAGAAGGTTCATACTACGACCCCACTACCGACTTTTATGTTCCGCACGAAGATGTTGCAGAATTACAACAGAGCGTTCTTGCCATGCTGGTAGGTCGAAACATCTAAATTAATTTTCACACAAGGAGTCGATAATGGCCGGTAAAGCAAAATCTTGTTATCTCACAGTATGCCCACGTGGTTCTATTAAAAGCGTTCTAAATAAAATGTTTTTTACTGCGGCAGAGCTCAATAAGTTTATTAAAACCCCTGAGTTTCTAGAAAAATATCCCGAATCAGAATATACTATTATCAAAGAAACATATTAAATCTGGTTGACCAGAAATTGCACATTTGTTATAATAAACACATGAATAAAACAAATGACATTTTACAGTGGAGCGGGGCAATCTGCATCATAGCAGGCCATACTCTTAACGCAATCGGACCCGAGGTCTACCCTTACAATATCGTGACATTTTGTGTGGGCACTTTGGCGTTCCTAATCTGGGCCTATCGTGTTGCAAATAAGCCACAAATGACTGTGAATATTGTGTCAATAGCCATAGGATTAGTAGGGTTATACAAAGCTTTTGGTTGACCAGAATTGTCTCATTTGCTATAATACTTGTATAGTAATTAAAAAGGAGCTAGGAAATGACAGCAACAGAAACAGCATCAATCCGTGCCGCAGTAGGCCGCAACATTCAGCAAGAACGTGAAATTCGCATGTATGGTTGCACTGAATCTCAAATGCGTGAAGCAGTAGAAAGTTCAATTACTTTCAAACTTTCTGGTCCTGCAATGGTTGTGGCCGGCATGATGAGTGACGCACAAGAGATGATGGCGTATGAGCAACCCGACTTCAATACCATCGAAGATCAGCGACAATTGTTAAATCGCGCCAAATTTGTTTTGTTTACTTACATCATGGACCAGGAGACACGATAATGAAAATGCCTTTTGAATGTGCAATTTTAGATTCAGCACCTGTGGAAGTTCGCAATCCTTTTTCGGGTCAGGCCTGTACACTAACACCTGAAGCGGTGGCAGTGTATGATACAATCTCAGGTGCCAACATGATGGGCGATTACAAAACTGCTCGCTTGGGACTGGATTGGTTCCAAGAACACTTTCCTGAAGAATACATGGTTCTGTTGGATTAATTGAAAAGTAAATATATGAATGAAACAGATTTTTCCAACACAAGGTTTGACGGAGTAATGGCGGCAGGTTGGATCCGCGATTTAGAAAGCTCTGACAGTCGAATACACAAAGAAAAGGTAATCGAAAAAGCTCTGATGGCTTCAAAGTTGGGCAGTGCCGATGCCCAGGCTTTTTTGTTCAATTGCTTTCAAGCTTATAATCCTTTTTACACATTCAATGTCAAACAAGTACCTGACACACAAGATCTCACCGGCCGTCCTAATCCTTGGCCTAGATTTTGGGCCTTGTTAGAAGACCTGCGTACCCGCGGTATCACCGGACATCGTGCACGTGACAAGATACAAGAATGCGCAGAACTGTTTGACAGTGATGAATGGAACAACTTGTGTGCTCGTGTGATCCGTAAAGACTTGCGATGCGGCATTAGCGAGAAAACACTTAACAAGGTCTTGGGCAAAACAGAATACAAGATCCCGGTATTTACTTGTCAGCTGGCACAAGATTCAACGGACCAACCCAAAAAGTTACGTGGCACCAAGCGACTTGAAGTCAAGCTTGATGGTGTGCGTGTGCTAGCAGTTGTATCGGGAGCCAGTTGTACACTATACAGTCGCAATGGCAAGGTGTTTGAAAACTTCCCACAAGTTGCCGAAGCTGTGTTAGATGCTCGCAAACATTTTCAACATGGGCGTGGTACTGGCGGCCATTTTGTACTTGATGGTGAGATTGTGGGTGAAACTTTTCAAAAGCTCATGAAGCAGGCACACCGCAAAAGTGATGCCAAGACAGATGGCATGATATATCACATATTTGATATCATTCCCTTGGATGCTCTCAAAGAAGGTCACTGGAATGTGCAACAACATAAACGTCTTGACTGGCTCGACAGTGCCAAAACTGCACTAGAAGAAACAGACTGTTTGCGTATCATGCCTGGCATGAATGTGGACTTGGACACAGCTGAAGGCCACGACATCATGCGCCGCTTTGCCGAAGCATCAGTAGAGCAAGGGTACGAAGGTATCATGATCAAGAGTGTTGACGCTCCATACGAGTGTAAACGCAGTGACTTTTGGATGAAATGGAAACCTACAATCACAGTGGATTTAAACATTGTGGGATTTGAAGAAGGTACTGGTCGCAATGCGGGTCGACTGGGTGCTATAATCTGTGAAGGAGTTGACAGTGAACGCAATATTCGTGTTAATGTTGGCACAGGTTTTAGTGATGGGGATCGTGATAGCTACTGGGCCGAACAGTCAGACTTGCTTGGCAATGTAGTTGAAGTGCAAGCTGATGCAGTTACACAAAATCAAGATGGCTCGTACTCATTAAGGTTTCCTAGGTTTGTGAGATTCCGTGGATTTGAAGCAGGAGAAAAATTATGAAAACATATGATACATTTGAAACAGTAGATGGCATGCAAGGTTGCATGAAGAAACCCATTGTGGTACATGCCAAACGCATTGACGAGGAGTTCCGCGTCAACACCCTTGAAGGCAATTACAAACAAGGCAAACCTGGAGACTATCTAATGAAAGGTGTTGATGGCGAGCTTTATATTTGTGATGGCCCCATTTTTGATCGAACATACAATTTTGTATAATGGGCAATCAAACAGATTATTTTGAACGTATTGGCTACCGACCTGAATACTACATTGGTGACCGAGTAATTGGCCGATGGAATCGGATTCCATTTGTGGGCACTGTGGGCAATGATACAGTGATTAACCACATAGAAGGCCCACGTATTTCTGTGCATTTAGATTTGCCAATCAAGTTTGAAAATGTTGTTTACAATGTTATAATTGTTAAACACAAGGACATTAAGAGATACACATGAATTTGCAAATCAAACAATTAATTGACACCGTGGGAACAGACGTTAGCGGTAAGTGGATGGCAGTTGACAAGGTAGAATTAATCGCCGAGTTGATTGTTCAGGAATGTGCTATGGTGATTGAGAAAAATCTATATAAAAATATTGGCTGGAATACCAGCAGAGCTGTCAAACGTCATTTTGGAATTGAGGATGAAGAATGATTTACATAACCAATTGTGATGGCAGTATCAATCTGCCCTGGGAACCCGATCTCTTGGAGTGGTTGCAGACACAGTATCCTTATTCTAAATATCGAATAGTAGAAACTTCATGATTGCCAAAAGCCGCATTATGCGGCTTTTTTATTTGCATTACACAAATAAATCTGCTAAAATACATGTGCAGTGATCGGGAGATTATGGAGGGGGGTTAAGGGTATGACAGCATGTAACCATGCAGTTGATCCCCGTGGCACAAGTAACCGTAACTCCTCAAGGTGTGGCACCTCCGGACTTGGATAGCCGCTGTGAAATAGCCAAGTTAAAACCAACCAACTACGTACTCGGGGAGTACCTCTAGGGTTGGGAGTAAGCCTCAATAGGGGCGGCAAGGTGTAAAGCATTTGTAATGTATCAACTCGGAGATCTCTAATTTATTATGTCGAAGTCACTTGATCCACTTAAAGAAACGGCCCAGGATCTGCATCGTTTTTGGTTTGCACTCAGCGATGAAAAGCAATGGTATGCTGTCATGGCCGAGTGTCGAACCTGGTTTGGTAAAAATTGGAAGTGCCAGCCCAAGGTCAGACGCAAGCTAGAAACATACAATCACCGGCACACACGTAAACAGCAGTTGGTTTGGTTTGAAGTGCCTGATCCCAAGTTTGCCACCTGGGTTTCAGTTAAACACAGCATACAAGTGCAAAGTGATTCCAAGTTAAATTCCGATAAATAATTTGTTATGTTACTGACGTATTTAATGTTGTTTGTGGCCCTGTGCTTGAGTGCAGTGGCTGCTTTTTATTCCATAATGGGATTGATTGCTATTTTTGCCGCGGCTGTGGTGCCTATTGTTATCATGGGCAGTATATTAGAAGTGGCCAAACTTGTTGTGACAGTATGGCTACATGAATACTGGCGGCAGGCCAAACTCACAATGAAACTGTATCTAGTGCCAGCTGTGGCCATGCTCATGCTGATTACCAGCATGGGAATCTTTGGTTTCTTGAGCAAAGCTCACATGGACCAGGGCATGGTATCAGGTGATGTACAGGCCAAGATTGCCTTGTATGATGAAAAGATCAAGATCGAAAAGGAAAACATAGATGCTAATCGCAAAGCACTCAAACAAATGGATGAGGCTGTGGACCAAGTTATGGGTCGCAGTCAAGATGAAAAAGGGGCGGACAAAGCCGTTGCTATACGCAGAACCCAGCAGAAAGAACGTGCTCGCCTCCTTGCGGACATTGCAGAAGCTCAAAAGAAAATCACATCTCTCAATGAAGAACGTGCGCCGATTGCGGCCGAAGTACGCAAAGTAGAAGCTGAAGTCGGACCAATCAAATACATAGCCGCACTGATATATGATGACAACCCTGACTCTAATGTACTAGAAAAAGCAGTACGTTGGGTGATCATTATTTTGGTTGTGGTATTTGATCCACTAGCAGTGATGATGCTGTTGGCTGCAACAGAATCTATGTCATGGATACGTGCCAAACGAAATGAAGATCAACTGGCCATGGCCATTGTGCCGCCTGATGAAAAAGATCTTCGCCCTTTTACTCCGGAAGAAATTGCCGCATTAGACAAGCAACCCGGACAAGACCCCACACCACCAGGATGGATGTTTGGTGAAGTTGAACAACCATATCCCATGAGTGACACCGAAATTGAAGAAGTCATTCGTGAATTTGACCGTACACGACACGCATACTTAAACAAGCCATTTGTGCATTTTGAAAATCTCAAGCCCATGGTGTACTACCCCGACACAGCCACAATTGAAGACACACAAGAAGAACAAGATGAAGTTGAGGAAGACGACCCTAGACTTAAACAAGCACGTAGTCAATGGAAATTAGACAACCCAGGTCTAACATTAAAAGAACAACGTCAATTGCTCGAGCGTGGTGTTATAGATCACTTGCCCTGGGAAGATTATGTAGTAGACAATGCTGTGGAACATAATTTTAGTTTTGGTCGAGAGTTTCCTAAAACACCACAACGTGGAGATTTGTTTTTGAATATACAACCACAACCATCACAACTGTATAAATTTAATGGTGACCGTTGGATACAGATAGATAAAGACACTACCGATCAGTATGCATACGACAGTGCGTATATTGATCATCTTATCGCAGCCGTTGGAGCAGGCGAGTATGATCCAGACCTCCTAACTGACGCCGAGAGTCAGGAGATTCAATTAAAATTAAACAAGAATATTTAATGTCCGATATTATTGAAAATTGTAGTTTTTGTAACAAACACAAAGACGATGTTCAAAAACTCATTGTCAGTGAAAAAGTAGCAATTTGTAGTGAGTGTGTTAAGTTATGCGATGACTTGTTACAAGACCCAAGTGACAAATTACCCGATCCTGATGTAAATCAGAATGATCCTCGTGAGCTTAAAGAATTCTTGGATCGATATATTATTGGACAGCACCAGGCCAAGATTGTACTGGCTGTGGCAGTGGTAAATCACTACAAACGACTCAAGCGTATTGGTGCTGATATCAGCAAAGCCAATGTACTCATGATTGGCCCTACTGGGTCAGGTAAAACTTTATTGGCTAAAATTGTAGCTAAATTTTTAGATGTTCCTTTTGTGATTGCTGATGCTACATCAATTACTGAAGCCGGATATGTTGGCGATGATGTAGAAATGTTAATCAGTCGACTGTATGCGGCATCTGGAAATGATATTGCACGTACACAACGTGGCATTGTTTTTATTGACGAAATTGATAAAATTGCACGTAAAGGCGAGAGTGTCAGTATTACCCGAGATGTGTCGGGCGAGGGCGTTCAGCAAGCTTTGCTAAAAATTGTAGAAGGCACCATTTGCCGCTTCTCGGCAGCAGGCAATAGAAAACATCCAGGCACTGACATGGTAGAAGTTGATACTTCAAATATTTTGTTTATTGCTGGCGGAGCATTTGTGGGCCTGGAATCTGTAATAAAACATCGCCAAGTTGGTACTGCCATGGGGTTCAATGCGTCAGTGACTGTAGAAAACGAAGTTGACCTATCAACTATAACTCCTGACGATCTTGTGCATTATGGCATGATTCCAGAATTTGT